AACATCTCACAGGCTGCTAACCAACGCTTCAGTAAACCCCAAGAGCCTAGGGCTTACCTCTCACTGTCCTCTATCGGGACACCATGTAAACGTAAACTGTGGTACAAGGTCAACAAGTCTGACTCTTCTATACCACTCAATGCCAGTACCTTGTTCAAGTTCTTCTACGGTGACATGATCGAAGAGCTGGCACTAGCCATTGCTATCGCAGCAGGTCATGATGTTAAAGGACAACAAGATCGTCTTGATGTTCACGGTATCAAAGGCCATCGTGACTGTGTGATTAATGGTATGACTGTAGACGTCAAGTCTTGTAGTTCCTTCGCCTTCAAGAAGTTCAAGGACGGTACACTACGAGATGACGATGCCTTCGGTTACATCAGTCAGCTTAGTTCTTATGTCTATGCAGGTAAGGATGATCCACTTGTAACTAACAAGACACAAGGTGCTTTCCTTGCTATCGACAAACAGAACGGTCATATCTGCTTAGATGTGCATGACTTCACAGAGGACTTAAAGACCAAAGAGCATGAAATGCTAGAGGCTAAGGCACTTGTAGCAGGGGACATCCCTGAAGAACGCTACGAACCAGTGCCTCAGTCCAAGTCAAGTCCGAACACTAAGCTGCCTATGATGTGTAGCTACTGTGAGTTCAAGAAAGAATGCTGGCCTGAGGCTCGTAAGTTTATCTATAGCTTCGGTCCACAGTTCCTAGTTGATGTCGTGTATGAGCCTAAGGTTCCAGAGGTTCCTTTGGATGCGGAGTAAGCTACGCAAGAGAGCACTTCTTGCTGGCTACCGATCAGGCCTAGAAGAGGATACAGCAACCTTCCTTAAAGAGAAGGGTATCCACTTCGAGTACGAGAAACTAAAGATCAAGTGGGTAGATCCTAAGATAAAGACCTACACACCTGACTTTGTTCTTGACAATGGTATAGTAGTTGAGACAAAGGGACGGTTCATTTCTTCGGACAGAGCTAAACACCTTGCAGTTAAGTCTCAGCACCCTGAGTACGATATAAGGTTTGTCTTTACGAACAGTAAGGCAAAGCTATACAAGGGCAGCAAGACAACTTACGGTATGTGGTGCAAGAAGCATGGCTTTCAGTACGCAGATAAAGTTATACCTGAGACATGGTTAAGAGAAAGGAAAAGGAAATGAGTATCACCTTGCATAAGGTTCTCGAAGGTCCATTCGAACATCCAGATTATACTATCGACAGCACAGGTGAACACCCTTATTGTGTAGTTTACTTAGCTGAGGTTGACGGTGAGCTAGAGCACACTGAAATGTTATACGATAATTTCGATGATGCTTATGCTGAATCAAATAAAGTATCTTCAAACATTGAAGGGGTCACTATTGGTGGTGACTACGTGTACGATGCGTGATCTTTCAAATACAAATAAGGTAAACTAATGTTCGACTACAAAGGGCAACTAGAGTTACTCATAACTAGCTACGGATTGCTTGGCGTCCTAGCTAGGGCAGACCTAGAAGAGGTAGAAGTCTTAGACATCCTTGTTAACAGGGGTGACATCGACCTAGAGGATTTCTTCTTTCAAGATATGCCAATCGAAATGATGGACAATGATAATTAAACAAGGACTATACAATGATTACACAAGAGGACATTGATGCCTTCAAGATCGTAGATGTATCAGCCACTGACTATTCATACTGGGTAGAGGAGAAGATCCTGACCCAAGGTAAGGACCGTCTAGTTGAGAATGTCTTAGGCCTAGTAGGGGAAGCAGGAGAGGTGGCTGAGAAGGTCAAGAAGATGGTGAGGGACAACAAGTCAATCAACCAGAAAGATATTGTAAAGGAGTTAGGTGATGTGTTGTTCTACACTACAGCTATTGCTAACTACTTTTACAGTGACCTACAGTCAGTGATGCAGACTAACATGGATAAGCTAAATGACAGGCAGTTACGAGGTGTTCTGCAAGGCAGTGGAGATAACCGATGAAGAAGAGATGGGTAAATAATATATTCGTAAGGTTCATGCGATACTGTGTGATGTGGTCAGAGCATCGACAGGCAATCAAGATACTGAACCAACTGTCCGATAGGGAACTAAAGGACATTGGCATTAGCCGAGAAGACATTGACCGGATGGTCTGGTTAGAAGAAGATAAAACAATGCGAGGACGTGGTGAATGAGCAACCTACTACCAACAGACTACCAGACTTTCATTGCTACCTCACGGTACGCACGGTGGCTAGACAAAGAGGGACGACGAGAGAACTGGGGTGAGACAGTATCCCGTTACATCGACAACATCGTTAAGCCTGTGGCAGGTGACAACAGTTACATCAAGCAGATCGAAGAAGCTATCCTTAACCTTGAGGTGATGCCATCTATGCGATCACTCATGACAGCTGGTCCTGCCGCTGCACGAGACAACACCTGCATGTATAACTGTAGCTACCTACCCGTAGATGACCTTAAGTCCTTCGATGAGGCTATGTTTATCTTGCTCTGTGGTACTGGTGTTGGGTTCTCCGTCGAGAGACAGTTCATCGACAAGCTCCCAGAAGTGCCTGAGCTCTTCGAGAGTGAGTCTATCATTGTCGTTAAGGACAGTAAAGAAGGTTGGGCTAAGGCTCTCCGTCAAGTTATTGCACTCCTCTATAGTGGTGAGATCCCTAGGTGGGATGTATCTAAGGTCCGTCCAGCTGGTGCTCGACTTAAGACCTTTGGTGGACGGGCTTCTGGCCCAGCGCCTCTGACTGACTTGTTTAACTTCACAATTGATACATTCAAGGCTGCTCAGAAACGTAAACTATCGTCTATAGAATGTCACGACTTGATGTGTAAGATAGGTGAGGTGGTTGTTGTAGGTGGTGTTCGCCGTAGTGCTATGATCTCTCTGAGCAACCTGAGTGATGATCGTATGCGCCATGCTAAGTCAGGTCAGTGGTATCTTTACGATCCTCAACGTGCCTTAGCTAACAACTCTGTGGCATACACAGATAAACCATCTGCTGTGTCTTTCTTACGAGAGTGGACAGCATTGGTTGAGTCAGGGTCAGGTGAACGAGGTATCTTTAATCGCCAAGCCTCTAAAGCACAGGTTGCAAAGAATGGACGCCGAGACCCTAACTATGAGTTCGGAACTAACCCGTGCAGTGAGATCATCTTGCGGCCTAATCAGTTCTGTAACCTAACAGAGGTTGTTGTACGAGCTACAGATAGCTTTGACACCTTAGCCCGTAAGGTAAAACTAGCTACCATCCTAGGTACGATCCAGTCTACCTACACTAAGATGCCCTATCTACGTAAGGTCTGGGCTGACAATACAGAAGCCGAACGTCTGCTAGGTGTGAGCCTGACAGGCATTATGGATAACCCCCTAATGACTAGCAAGAACGCTGGCCTAGATAAAACATTGGAGAAGTTACGTGAGATTGCAATTGAAACTAATGCTGAGTGGGCTGGCCTTCTCGATATTCCTGTTGCTGCTGCTATTAGCTGTGTTAAGCCATCGGGAACAGTCAGCCAACTCGTTGACTCAGCCTCTGGGATACACGCCAGACACAGTGACTACTACATTAGAACCGTTCGAGGAGACAACAAAGACCCCCTGACACAGTTCATGATTGACCAAGGTATCCCTAGTGAGCCATGTGTCATGAAGCCAGATCAGACTACAGTGTTCAGCTTCCCTATGAAGTCGCCTGAAAATGCTGTTACTCGTAACGATATGACAGCTATCGAACAACTAGAGACATGGCTGACGTATCAGCGACACTGGTGTGAGCACAAGCCAAGTGTGACGATCTCAGTTAAGGATGCTGAGTGGGCAGACGTAGGTGCATTTGTGTACAAACACTTCGATGAAATGAGTGGTGTGTCCTTTTTACCACACACAGAGCATACCTATCAACAGGCTCCTTATCAGGAAACATTTAAGGATAAGCCTGTGACGGGTAGGCGTCGAGAGGATGATAAGGAGTATGTAATCACACCAAGCTACGAAAGTGTGTTATCACAGATGCCTAAGGCTATCGACTGGTCTTTGCTTGCTGACTACGAGCAAGAGGACAACACATCAGGTAGTCAGACTATGGCCTGTACAGGTGACTCCTGTGAGATTGTAGATCTGACATGAGCTATATCGTCTTAGGTAGAACGCAGTGTAATTTCTGTGCTGATGCTAAGGCTATGCTACGGGGTAGGGGGCTGGCTTATGTCTCCTACACCCTCGACTCCTCTAGTAGTCGGTGGCTCTTAACATTAATCAGACAAGCAGGTATGACAACAGTACCTCAGATCTTCAACCCACAGGGTGAGCACATAGGTGGCTACACCGAACTAAAGGAACTACTCAATGACAGCAGTACGAAAGAGTTTTAACCGAGCCTTGTACGAAGCCTATGATAGTCCAGCCCGTGTTGCCTTGGTCTCTTACTTAGAGGCTAAGGGTCACACCATCGTTAACAACGAAGAGAACTTCAATGTAGATGTTGTGTCGCAGAAGGATGGGTTCACATACTTCAACGAGGCAGAGGTTAAGACAGCTTGGAAAGAGGACTGGCCTGTTGAGTGGAAAGAGATCCGTATCCCTGAACGTAAGCAACGTCTCCTAGATAAGCACTCCTCAGAGAATGGTGTCCTTAACTTCTATGTCTTCAGGCCTGACTTCAAACAGGCATGGCGTATCAAGGATACACTACTTACTCAAGAAAGCCTCAGGGTTGCTAAGGGTAGGTACATAACTCACGGCGAGAAGTTCTTTCACATTCCTTTTGTTGAGGCAGAGTTAATTAAACTATGAATAATGTAGAGCCACTGGCTAAACCAACCCGTACTCGACGTAAGACTAACTACAAAGGTGCTGACTTAAAGAAGACATCTGGTCTTACACCTCGTACTGATAAACAAAAGGAGTTCATAGATGCCCTTTCATCTTCGAATCAAGTATTTGTTCTTGGTCCAGCTGGAACAGGCAAGACTTACGTTACGGCAACGGTGGCGTCGGATTTGTATACGACTAAGCAAATTGATAAGATCGTTATAACGAGGCCTCATGTAGCAGTAGGTAAAGAGCTAGGCTTCTTGAAGGGAGATCTGAATGAGAAGACTATGCCTTGGGCTTTGCCTGTCTTGGATGTTCTGGAAAAGCACCTTGGTAAAGGGACAGTGGAAACAGGGATCAAGAATGGCAACATTGAAATGGCTCCTCTTGCACTTATGCGGGGCCGTAGTTTCGATAATGCCTTCATAATCGTAGATGAAACACAGAACATCACGACACATGAACTTAAGATGCTACTCACTAGGGTAGGCGAGGGGTCAACCATTGTCCTTAACGGTGATGTACAACAGTCAGACCTAAAGGAAGCAGACGGTCTGTCTAAGGTTATACACCTAGCTAAGAAGCACATGCTTCCAGTGCCTGTCATTGAGTTCGGTGTAGAAGATATTGTCAGGAGTGACATCTGTGCCCAGTGGGTCAAGGTCTTCATGAAAGAAAACATCTAGATAAAAAGAAACCCCGCCGAGGAACTCAATCCTTAGCGGGGTTTTTTATTGCTTACTTTTTCTTTGTACCCTTACCGTAGGGTAACTTCTTTCCATTCTTAACTGGCATTATTTCTTTCCTTTATAACCTGAGGCCTTTATAGCCCTTCCTTGTTTCTCTGCTTCAGCTTTAGTTTTGTAGACCTTACCAGTCTTACCCCACTTGTAGCCACCCTTTACTTTATGTACTGGCATTAAGCTGGCTCCCCATTGTATCTTAATGCTACACAGTTAGGCACTATAGTTGCATGGCTATACTCTGCCGTAATCTTAGTAGCCTCATTTACAATACTTGCTTGACATTCTTCTACTGTACTGAATATGTGTGTGCTAGTCAAGACTTGACAATGCTCTGCTAATGAGGACATACAGACCATCATTACACCAAGGAATCCTATACTTACCATTTTACTTTATCCGCCCAATATGCTGCACTCATCTTACCCTTAGCAATGTTCTTAGCATGACGGGCCTTGAATGCTTTGTTACGGGCTGAACCATCTGGACTACCCTTCACACCCTTCTGTCCGAAGCGTATAGTCTTTATCTGGTCACCCACCTTAGCTACAACCACATGAGATTTAGTCTTGTGACTTGGTGTAGCCTTAGGTTTATTGAAACCTGACACACCTGCTCGTTCTAGTCTTGGATCTTTCTTAGCCATCACCACTTCCCCTGTTTCTTCCCGAGGAAATAAATCCCCACGCCGAGTAAACCAATTCCTGATAGAACAACCAATATACCAAGGCTCCACTCAACAATAGTCTGTTTAATCTCCGCTTTACGATACATAGTTTTCTGACGGTCTTTACGGACTTGAGCTTCGATCTTGAGAAGTTCCTCCCAAGCACTTTGACCATAAGCAAACTGGATATACTGTTTAATCTCTGCACGTAAAGCCTCCGCTTGTTTCTTCTTAGCGAAGATGTCCATCGCACTAGGGCCGTTACCACCGAAGAGTACAGCATACCAAGGTGGGTTCTCTGACTGTTTATGTGCAAAGCTAAGATCAGACACAGCACCAGCAAACCTAGCTAAGTCATTAGAGATACCACCAATGTCCTTACCTAA